CAATCCCCACTAAAAGTACTGGGCAGATCGGGCTTAACGCCCGAAGGAGCTACAGCGAACTGAGGGGTAAGTTAGCACTCGGCCTAGGGGCCTCGCTAGAGGCCAAACCGTTACTGCTCAGGGTCTTTCCCATTAAAGCCCCTTACTATATATAAGGCAGGAAATTTAACGCATTTCCCGTTTTTACGATGTGAGTTGTATCACAGTATATAAAACCGCAGGTCACAGGCTAGATCTGCAGCTTTAACTTTAGCAAATATTTTTTGTTGGGGAGTAACGCCCACCTACGCCCGCGATTTAACAAGGGGGGGTGTCCGTTGCTGGTCTGCCCTGCCCTACGGCTAACCGGTTAGACAGTTGCGGGCTGGATGTCTACCGATTGGAAAGCAGGCGGGGGCTGCCTACCCTTCGGGCAGCTCTAACCCTTAACTCTTACCTAATTAAATAATGACCTACCGCGCAGCTTGTTACCCGATAGCTCGCAGCTTGCAGCTCTTAGCTGGTGAGCTATCGCCTAGCCTTGCCCTTGATCTGGTGACCTAATCGCGCAGACAATAGGCAAGGCCTTACCCGCTAACCCTTAGACATATAACGCGGATATGTCCACCGTATGGCGTGACTAGTCACCGATAAAGTATGACCATTAGGTATTGTACATAACGGTATAGTCCTGTATGTTTATCCTAGTGAATAGCTCACTTACATATTGAAAGGGTTAAATAATGAATGCGTATAAGTATATTTATGAGGATCTTAAGCAGACAATAACTAACGGTGAAGATATGGAAAGTATCCGCGACAATAGTGGAGAATGGATCGATGGATATCTTCCTATCTATAACAATAATATTATTGAAGAATGGAAAGATATGCCTAGCGAATACGATAATCGCGGTAGTGCAGAATTAGGCATTCCTGGCGATATATCGATCATAGCTTTAATGCAATTAGACTTATACCTTTACTATTCCGATCTATTCTTTCAAGTACTTACCGATATCGCAGAAGAATTGGAGAGTGTTGCATAATGATTACACACGACAAGCCTATGAGCTCAACACACCTAATTTTATGTCTATCCGGTGATATGGAGATAGATCCCGGCCTAATTGTGGAGACTATTAAAGAAGATCCGGATCTAATGCGCGTTATCCGATCATATGGCGCGGGAGACTTTACCTACGCGCAAGTATTGGACACGCTGGCAGACTACTTCTAACTAGTTGCGAGACTATCGGCTAGGGCCTTAGATCCCTAGCCGGTGGCCGGTAACTAGGCCGGAAAGTGAAAGGGTTAAGTAATGGATAAGGTTATGCAAGACACTAAGTTAGACACGCTCACAATAAGCGCGGGAGATCTAGCAGACTTACTACTAGGCGCAAGTGTAGCTATGGATAAGGGTAAGGATAGTATCTCGCGCTTAGGTAGCGTGTACTTATCGGCTACCGGTGGCAAGGTAATCGCTAAGGCTAGCGATAGATATCGCCTAATTGCAGGAGAGATTACGCTAGCGGGAGAGAGTAAGCTAGGAGAATGCCAGATCCGCGCTAATGACATAAAGAATATCCTCGCCACCATAAAGGCTAACAAGATAGCGGGAGAGATCACCCTTACACGCTTAGGCGATAACCTAAGCGTTGCTATCGGTGGCACTAGTTTAAGTGTGTATCTTGGTGGAGAGACTTTCCCACCTTATGAGCACCTATTAGCGGGAGAGAGTGTATCGGTAGCCGGCATATCCTTTAACGCTACCTATATGGCCGACTTTGGCAAGGTACCTTGTTCGCACAAGGGTGGCCAGCTAGTGGTGGAGTTTATGGGAGACAATAAGCCTATAAAGGTAACTATCCCGCATAATAAGATTACCTGGAATGCGTTACTTATGCCTATGCGCGTAAGATAATTAGTTGCGTACTATCTTATTCTTCCGCATATAGGGGAGAGTAAGGTAGTCTGCACCTAAGTGTTAGGGCAGAATAGAGAGAGGAAGAAGAATGAAACACTTAACACCGAGAGGTTGGATCGTGTTAGTAATTATCCCGAGCTTATTGTTAGTTTGGGGTTTAATTGAAGTATCCACACACTTATGGTGGACACAAGAAGGCTACTGCTGGGGACAATTCATTGAGTGCTATAAGGGAGGAATGTAATGATCGAACTAAGCGAGACTATTTACCGCCTAAGTATCCGTGAGTACGAGGATATGGAGAGCGAGAGCCAGAGAGCGTGGATAGTAGACCTACTAGATACTAACGGTAATTGCATAGTCGAGGGAGCCGGCGTAGCCGGTACTTTAATGGCAGCTATGGGAGAGGCGGGTAAGGCTATTACCTTACACCTAGCCGATGAGTGGCTAATGGAAAGGGGAACACTATGAGTTACGAACCCGATTGGAACGATCCGGTTTTCTATGCGGAAGAAGGAGAGCCAGAGGTTAAGTGCAATATCTGTGGCGATTTATTAGATCAAGATGACATAGTGTGGGCAGATATAGATGGGCAGATAGTTAAAGATGGCAATGATACCGCGTGGTGCGTATCTTGCTTACCTAGCGAGGGAGAGAGTGAATGACACTAGATAATGTATTAGATAAGATCGAAGAGATCATAGACAGTACCCATTCTGTCGTATCGCCTTTAACAATAGGGCATTGTAAATACTGTACGACTTGGCTAACACTTTCAGGAGAATTAGGGGGAGACAATGAATAAAGATCTAAGCTGGTCAGAGTTAGCAGAATTAACCCACGCCACGCAGGTAGAGCACTTTAATTTCTGCTTGTGCGAGGACAATGAAGGACAAGAGAACCCGTACGCAGACTGTCCGAAAGGGGACGACAATGAATAAAGAATACCTAGAGGCTAAGGCAAAGCTATGCCTAGATCAAGCTGAGATTGACATACAGCAGCAAGAGATAGCAAGGGCTATACGCAATTTAGAGAGAGCTAACCTAGCCTTGTCGCGTATTTTTAATTTAGAGGAGGGCGAGAATGAGTGAGACTATCGCTGTCAAAACTAAAACCTGCAGGGTGTGCGGAGAGTATGAGGTATGGAGCCTTGATCGTGCAGCTGTAGAAAGCTGGCAGGCGGGAGAGTACATACAAAACGCTTTCCCTGAAATGTCAATGGAGGATAGAGAGATCTTAATAACCGGTACGCACCCTGCTTGCTGGGATAAATTGTTTCCAGAGGAGGATGAGAATGAGTAACATCTATACCATACACCCGCCTAAAAGCGATCTGATCCTATTCTATGAGGTGCTTACACCCGAGGGAGAGAATGAATGGGGCGGGGCAAGCACGGAGGGGGCTATTAAGTGGCTCAGATACGCACCTACTGGCTCACGCCTATTGGTATCAGCGTGGGATAGTGATGAGGAAGACGCTCATCTAGTAGGTCAAACATTGGACATAACCGAGATCGTGAGGGCAGCTAGTCTATGAAAGAAGTCAGCGGTACACAAGCTATTCATTACCGAAACTACAGACGGGCCAGAGACCGTGCGCTTACGCGCTTGTCAAAACTCTACCCGAACCTGTATAAAGATTTACTAGCGGAGGAGAGAGAGAATGACCAAGCAGAGGGTAAAACTTGGGTTGCTACTAGCACTCGTATTAGCGTTACTGTGGGTGCACGCACCCGAGCAGGAGAGAAGAATAGAACTCCCAACGGATCGAAGCGTACGCGCAAGGCACGCCACAATGGAGGAAAAGCGTGAAAACAAATCACTCACGATTAGTTACGCCAGAGCACTCGGGTATAATAAAAAACAAATTGCGTGCCTTGTCACCCTTTGGACCAGTGAAAGCAGGTTTGACCACCTCGCAGATAACAAGCGATCAACAGCTTTTGGAATTGCTCAACTACTTGGAGAGAAAAGTGGACGAGCTGATCTACAAATCCTGCGGGGTATTAGATACATTGACCACCGATACCCAAAGGATAGAAGCTGTACTGCACTCCGACACTCCGATAGAAGAGGATGGTACTAAGTGAGAGTATTATTGGCGTGTGAGGAAAGCCAAGCAGTTACTAAGGAGTTTAGAGATAGAGGTCACGAAGCCTATTCTTGTGACATCTTGCCCTCATCGGGGAGTCTGCCTGAGTATCATTTACAACAAGATGTAATACCTTTATTAAAGCAGGACTGGGATTTAATTATTGCATTCCCACCTTGTACTCACTTAGCTAGCTCCGGTGCTGCTTGGTTTGCAGAAAAACGTAGAGATGGTAGACAACAACAAGGTATAGATTTCTTTATGCTTTTTACTAACCTTGATGCACCCAAAGTAGTAATAGAAAATCCAGTAGGCATTATGAGTAAAATCTATCGCAAGCCAGACCAGATTATTCAACCTTGGTGGTTTGGTGATCCTTTTGAGAAGCGCACTTGCTTATGGTTAAAGGGAGTAGAACCTTTGGTAGCAAACGATGAAGTAAAACCAGCACCTAGAACTGAGTATGCT